TAATGGCATCAATACAATTAACACAAGTTTTTTTAGAAGTAACAAATCCTCCTAATCCTTTAGAACCATTGTTTGTAATACCGGGTAGTGCAAACTTAATAGCAATAAACCCTACTCATTTAGTTGGTGTTGGATCAGTATTCACAGGAAACGGAGTTAATATTGATGTACGTCAAATATATGTAACAGGCGGAAGTATATCACCAATGTATGTTAGTGATAGTTATGCTACAGTAAAAGCTTATATTGACGCATTACCTTAAAATATAAAAAACATGATAGTAAGATTATTTGATATACAAAATAATAAAGTTATACCTTCTGAACATTGCTATGCTTTACCATTTCTTAAAAAAATAATGGATACTTATCCTGACACTTATATGCAGGTGTATCAATATATATTTTATTTAAGTTGTCCGGATCCAGATTTAAATCCATTTTTTAATCTTCCTGAACATGAAAAAGAAGATATTATTATAGAAGAGATAGGACTTGAAGAATCACCAGAAGACGGTAAGATAAGATATGCATTAGATATGTGTAAGCAGATGTATGAAACACCCACATACAGGGCGTACGTAGGTATTAAAGCTATGTTAGACAGATTAGCTAAGTATATGGAGGTAACCCCTATTGAACACGGTAGAGACGGTAATATGAACTCTATGATTAATGCTGCTGCTAAATTTGAACAGATAAGACAATCTTATAAAGGAGCATTTACTGATATGAAAAATGAACAGGAGAGTTCAGTACGTGGAGGAGCAGGATTAGCTTATGATCAAATATGATAAATAACAAAAAAGAAACCAAATGGCATTTCTGCTATTGGGATGAACCAGAATTTAATAATACAAAAAAAACTAACAACGATGGCACAACAAGTAATACCAGTAGGAAAGAAACTTTTGATCAAACAAAAGGCAGCAGAGACAATGACTAAATCAGGTTTTATTTTACCTGATATGGCAATTAAAAAAGAATGTATAGGTACTGTAATTGGTATAGGTCAATCTGTAGAAGAAATTAAAATTGGAGATGTTGTTCAATATACTGAACATTGTTTACCTACATCAATGAAACATAATGAGGAGGAACATTTACTTATTCAAGAAGGAGATGTCTTTGCAATTTTAGTTGAAGTAGCGAATGTATAAAACCGTTCCTACATATACAAATGGGCAATGGACAACAACTGAGTTTGAAACAGAAGAATTATTTATAGAATACATATTATCTATATTTAAAGAACCCGGTTTATATGGCTTTTCTGATATAGCTTTTGAGTTTAATAAAGAAGCTAAATCATTTAATACTCAAGGGTTTTATTGTAATGCTCCTTTTAGATCTAAAGATTTTACAAATTATTGGGAAGATCAAAAAAATAAATGTAGAGAAGGAGTAATATATAATGATAATGGTAAAAGTTTTTTTTTAACCAGAGATTATTACATGTGGTTAAACTTTTTACCAATTTTTGATAAAGAAGAAAAAAAGTATGGATTTGCAAAAGTAAGAGATGCTCAATATCACATGGCATTATATGAGTTATTAGCTGAGCTAAATAATCAGCATTCAGCAATACTTAAAAAACGTCAGATAGCTTCTTCTTATTTTCACATGGGTAAAATTATTAACACCTATTGGTTTGAAGAAGGTTCTATTTGTAAAGTTGGAGCATCACTAAAAGATTACATTAATGATAAAGGTTCTTGGAAGTTTTTAGATGAATACAAAACTTTTCTTAATGAGCACACCGCTTGGTATAGACCAAGCAATCCAGAAAAGGTATTATTGTGGCAACAACAAATAGAAGTTAAAGTAAACAATAGAAAAACAGCTAGAGGTTTAAAATCTAAAATCCAAGGGGCATCATTTGAAAAAAATGCAACAGCTGGTGTAGGGGGACCTACCACTTATTTTTTCCATGAAGAAGCGGGTATTGCACCTAAGATGATGCAAACATATGAATACTTACGTCCCGCAATGTCTTCTGGTATGATGACAACAGGTATGTTTATTGCAGCAGGATCGGTTGGAGATTTGCAACAGTGTAATCCCTTAAAGGATATGATACTAAATCCTAAAGCAAATGATATATATGCTGTAGAAACAAATCTAATGGACGCTGATGGTACAATTGGTATGGCAGGATTGTTTATTCCTGAACAGCATTCTATGCCACCTTATATTGACAAATATGGCAACTCTTTAGTTGAAGAAGCCGTTAAAGCAATTATAGAAGAAAGATCAAGGTGGAAAAATGAATTAAATGGAGAGCAATATCAGTTAAGGATTTCACAAAAGCCTATGAATATTGCTGAGGCTTTTGCATACAGAAAAGAATCTATTTTTCCTCAAGGAATTTTAAGTAGACAGCAAAAGAGAATAGAGGAAAAAGAATACCCTTATGAGCTAATAGAACTAGACAGAAATGAGAAAGGAATATTTGCTAAAAGAACAAATAAACTTCCAATCAGTAAATTTCCTGTAGACAAAAAACAAATTGATAAAACAGGAACAGTTGTGGTATGGGAAAGACCAATTAAAAGTCCGGAGTTTGGAGCATATTATGCGTCTATTGATCCCGTGTCAGAAGGAAAGACAACAACCTCTGATTCTTTATGTAGTATTTTTGTATATAAAAATGCAATGGAAGTTATAAGAACTACCGAATCCGGTGAAGTTGAACAATTTATTGAAAAAGATAAAGTAGTGGCAGCCTGGTGTGGTAGATTTGATGACATAAATAAAACTCATGAAAGGTTAGAATTAATTATAGAATGGTACAATGCCTGGACATTAGTTGAAAATAACATATCTCTTTTTATTCAGCATATGATTGCTAGAAAAAAACAAAGATATTTAGTACCTAAACAACAAATTTTATTTTTAAAAGATATTGGATCTAATAAAACGGTATATCAAGAATATGGATGGAAAAATACAGGAACTTTATTTAAGAGTCATTTAATATCTTATGCAATAGAATTTTTAAGGGAAGTAACAAATGAGGAGACTGATATAAATGGTGTAGTAACAGATCAAACATTTGGTGTAGAAAGAATACCTGATCCAATGCTAATAAAAGAAATGTTAGCTTATTATCCTGGGTTAAACGTAGATAGATTAGTTGCATTTGGTGCATTAATAGCATTTGTAAAAATACAACAGTCTAACAGAGGATATACTAAAAGACGTGAATCAGAGGGTAAATCTTTGGTAAACTCAGAAAATTTGTATAAATTAAAGTATAGTCCGTTTAAAAATATTGGGCGTAGTTCAACATCCAGAACTAGCAGGCCTAATAGATCAGGATTTAAAAATATTAAATAGATTCATCTAAATAAAATACGTAATGAAAGTATTAAATGCAATGCAGTTAAAGAATGGTGCCAAGGCTGAAGGAGGCCCTACGTATTCAAGCTTAACACAACCAGTACAGTTTTTACCTTCTTCAGAAAAAACTGATGATTGGGCGGCATGGAATTTAGATTGGCTAGAACTACAAGGTGTAGAATTTTTAAGATCAAATGCTAGAAGACTTTTAAAAAATTATAAGTTAGCAAAAGGTATTATTGATAAGTCTGATTATATAGTAGAAGAAGACAATGATTATAAAGATATGATGGATGTTTTAACAAAGGAAAATGATTCTGCGTTAGAACTTAAGTTTTATCCAATTGTTCCAAATGTAATCAATGTATTAACTGGTGAATTTAGTAAACGTTATAACAAAGTACAATTTAGAGCTGTTGATGACAAATCATATAATGAAATGTTAGCTCTTAAAAAAACACAAATAGAAGACACTTTATTAGCTGATGCAGAAATGCAATTAGTTCAAAAAATGATAGAAGCTGGAATGGATCCAGCATCTGAAGAAGCACAACAACAACTATCACCTGAAAATTTAAAAACACTTCCTGAGATAGAAGACTATTTTAGCAAGTCTTACAGAAGTAGTATAGAAGAATGGGCAACTCACCAGTTAAATGTGGATGAGGAAAGATTTAAAATGCATGAGCTAGAAGAAAGAGGGTTTCGTGATATGCTTATTTCTGATAGAGAGTTTTGGCATTTCCGCATGTTAGAGGATGACTATGATGTAGAGTTATGGAATCCAGTATTAACATTTTATCAAAAATCACCAGATCAAAGATATATAGCTGACTCTAACTATGTAGGTAAAGTTGACCTAATGACCGTATCTGATGTAGTAGATAAGTATGGTTATTTAATGGATGAAAAACAACTATCATCTTTACAAAGAATATACCCAGCACGTTCTGCACAATATCAAGTTAATGGTTATCAAAATGATGGATCATATTATGATGCTACAAGATCTCATGAGTGGAATACAAATATGCCAGGCTTAGCATACAGACAGTATACAAGTAATTACATGGCAGATCCAGTAAAAGGAGGAGATATACTTACTCAAATACTTTCTCAAAGTGAAGATCTTGAACAATGGGGAGATGGTAACTTAATGAGAGTATCTACAATTTATTGGAAGACTCAAAGAAAAGTAGGTCACTTAACTAAAATAGAATTTGATGGTGAAGTAACTCAAGAAATAATAGATGAATCATTTAAAATAACTGAAAAACCAGTTTATGATACATCAATATTTAAGAACAAATCTAAAGATACATTACTTCAAGGTGAACATGTTGAATGGATTTGGATAAATGAAACATGGGGTGGAGTAAAAATTGGCCCTAATGTACCTGCCATGTGGAGAACTACAATGGATGACAATGTTAACCCTATATATCTAGGTATTAATAGAGATAAACCAGGTAGATTACCTTTTCAATTTAAAGGTGAAAATTCTTTGTATGGTTGTAAACTACCCGTAGAGGGTAGAGTATTTTCTGATAGAAATACTAGATCAACATCTTTAGTAGATTTAATGAAAGCTTATCAAGTTGGATACAACATGGTTAATAACCAGATTGCGGACATTTTAATAGATGAATTAGGAACAGTAATAATGTTTGATCAGAATGCTTTACCACGTCACTCAATGGGAGAAGATTGGGGTAAAAACAATTATGCTAAAGCATATACTGCTATGAAAGATTTTAGCATGTTACCTTTGGATACATCTATTACTAATACAGAAAATGCTACAAACTTTAATCACTATCAGACTCTAAACATGGAGCAGACTAGCAGATTAATGTCTAGAATACAATTAGCAAATTACTTTAAACAACAATGTTTTGATTCTATTGGTATTAATCCACAACGATTAGGTGGAGCTGTATCTGCAGAAACTGCAACAGGTGTAGTAAATGCTATGCAACAATCATATGCACAAACAGAAATATATTTTGTACAACATTCAGATCATTTAATGCCTAGAGTGCATCAAATGAGAACTGACCTAGCTCAGTATTATAATAGTACTAATCCAAGTCTTAGATTATCTTACATCTCTACAGAGGCTCAGAAGGTAAATTTTACTATGAATGGTACTGATCTATTACTTAGAGATTTTAATGTATTTGCAACTACTAAAACTAATCACAGAGCGGTTTTAGAACAACTCAAGCAAATGGCATTAACTAACAATACTACAGGAGCATCAATTTATGAGCTTGGTAATATTGTTAAAGCTGATTCAATATCTGAAATAACAGATATCTTAAAAGACTCAGAAAACAGACTTGAGCAACAAAGAACTCAAGATATGCAGCAACAACGTCAAATGCAAGAACAACAACTTAAAGCTAAAGCACAAGAAGATCAGCAAAAGCTTCAGGTTGAGATGCAAGAAAACGCCAAAGACAGACAAAATGATATTACTATTGCTGAGATTAGATCCGCAGGTTTTGGAGCACAAGTAGATATAAATCAAAATCAAGTATCTGATTATCAAGATGCAATGAAAGATATTAGAGAAACTACAAGGTTCCAAGAACAAACAAATCTTAAGCGTGATGAGATGGCAATGAAAGGTAGTATGGAATCTGCAAGACTTCAAGTTGAAAGAGAAAAAATTGCAGCAACAAGAGATGTTGCAAACAAAGATCTACAAATTGCAAGAACTAATAAAAATCAATACGATGTTAAAGATTCTAAAAAATCTGATAAGAAATAATTGACGTTAGCTATATACTGCAAAAAACTTTGCATAAATGTAAAATAATAAAAGTTTATCTATTGTAGTATAGCTAAACTTTTATTATATTGTATATATAAGTACTAAATATTAAAACCAACAATATTATGAATACAAAAGAAGCTGCTGTGAATAGCAATGTAGAAACATTAGATATTAACTTAGATGAGATCTTTAACGGTGCTCCAAGTGCTGGTGATGTAACATTACCTGAAGAAAGTAAATCTAAAACTAATATTTTATCTGGATTAAATAAAAAAGCTGATTTTTCATTTGCAGATGTAGATGAAGATGGTGTAGATGATCTAAGTAAAAAAGAACCTGCGAAAGCAGAAACAGAAGAGACTAAAGATTTAGAAGATGCTTTGCCAGAAGCTAAAGAAGAAGTAAAAGAAAAAAAAGAAACAAAAGAAGTAGAATCAGCTAATGATATTTTAGATGCATTAGATGATGAGACTGAGGAAGATGTAGAGAAGAAAGAAAAAAGAGGTAGAAAGTCTATTAATGGTATATCTGATGTATTCAGTAAACTTATTAAAGATGACAAGATTGTACCTTTTGATGACGAGAAATCATTGGAAGATTACACTGCAAAAGATTGGGAAGAATTAATTGAAGCTAATTTAGAAGAAAAAGCTAATCAAGTAAGACGTGAAACTCCTAAACAGTTTTTTGCAAGTTTACCAGAAGAATTACAAATTGCTGCAAGATATGTTGCAGATGGAGGAACAGATATTAAAGGTTTATTTAATACTTTAGGTAGTGTTGAAGAAACAAAACAATTAAGTCTAAAATCTGAATCAGATCAAGAAACAATTATTAAAGAATATTTAGGTGCAACCGGATATGGAACATCAGATGAAATAGCTGAGGAAATAGAAATCTGGAAAGACTTAGGTAAGCTTGAAAAGCAAGCTGCTAAGTTTAAACCTAAGTTAGATAAGATGCAAGAAAAAATTGTTGTTAAAAAGCTTGAAGAACAAGATTTAAAAAAGAAACAACAAGAACAAGCATCTAAAAAATATATGTCAAGTGTGTATGAAACACTTAAAGAAGGTACTTTGGGAGATATCAAAGTAGACAGAAAGACTCAAGCCATGTTATATAATGGTTTAGTACAACCTAGTTATCCTTCAGTAAGTGGTAAGAATACAAACTTGTTAGGGCACTTATTAGAAAAGTATCAATTTGTTGAACCAAATTATACATTAATTTCTGAAGCATTATGGTTACTTCAAGATCCTGAAGGATATAAAGCAAAAATAATGGATAAGGGAGCTCAAAAAAGTGTTGAACAAACTGTAAGAAAATTAAAAACTGCAGCAGCTAGTAATAGTTCAGCATCATTGGGAATACAAGAAAAAGAAAATACTAAAAGAAAACCAGCAGGAAAAAAATTACCAAGAACCAACAACATTTTCAAACGAATTTAATTAAACAATTAAATATAAACAATAATTATTAACAACAAAAACAAGTAAAAATTATGGCAACTCCAGTATTAAATAATGGGATTTTCCTAAGAGATACAAGCTACAAGGCTAGTTCTCATGTTGATTCTTACCACCTAACACAGATGCTCGGTAACGCTGAGCCTATGGATATGGGACCAGTTGATCTTTGGGCTATGACCCAAAAGGTAGAAATGCCTTTGTATCAAATGGCATCATTTGGAGGAAAGAATACTATCATGGTGGACAATGCACGTGGTGAGTACAAATGGCAAACTCCTATTGCACAAGACCTACCTTATATCATTGCTGATATAGAGGCGGCTAACACAAGTAAAGGTGTAGATGGTACAACTTTTAAAATTAAAATTTCCAAAAGAACTTTTGGTCATGGTGATATTATCACTTATGATAAGTACAATGGATTAGAACTTTACATCACAGCTGATGATATTATCCCAGCAGGTGACGGTTTTATTTACACTGTTCAATTGGTAAACAACAACAACGCAGCTAGCTTAGACAATAAGTATTTAGCTAAAGGTACAAAGTTCTTCAGAAAAGGTTCTGCAAGAGGTGAGTATGGAGAGCGTTTTTCTGACATTGAAACAGGATCTGGTTTCCGTGAATTCTACAATTTTGTAGGTGGAGCAGAAGCACATGTACATTATTCTATTTCTAGCCGTGCTGATCTTATGATCAAAGGTGGTTTGAATGCTGATGGTACTGTACCAGTAACTGAGATTTGGAGAAACTTTAACACTGATCCTAACAATCCATCAGTACCTAGTATTGAAGGACTTGTAGCAAACATGGGTAAAGCAGGAGCTAGAGAAGCATTTGAAAATGGAACTCTTACAAGAACTTTCATTACAAATATGGAAGCAGCTCACTTATCTAAAATTGCAACGGATATTGAAACTTACCT